AGTATTAGATACTTTTACTGTAAATGGTTCTTTTGAAGCATCAATATTTGTATTTACTCTTGCAGTAATTTGAGTTGGACTATTTACTGTAACTGTTGGTGAAGTATAAACTGTATTATCGTTTGCAACAAATTCTACAGTATCACCAGTTGCAAAATTTTCACCAGTTATAACTAAATCAAAATTAGCATCTATTTGAGCTTGTGTAATATTATTATTGTTTACAGAAGTGACACTTGGTGAAACTTCAATAGAAATAAAACCATTTGAATTTCTACCTTCAAATTTTCCAGTTGTAGAATTAAATCTAAATTGACCTGCTGTAGATCCTCTTTGAGCTGTTGTACCACTTGCAAGTTTAGTACCTTCAGTACCAGTATCTACTATGTTTTCAAATTTGAAATCTGCAATATCTCTTGCTTTAGTCATGGAGTCTTAATCCTCCACAGGTGGTCTGTACCCAGTTAATGCAGTTACTTCAGCTTGTGTTAATCCCAAGTCTAATAGTTTTTGATTACCACTTGTTCTTGGGTCTACATAGTTATCCATTTCAGTTTGAATTTCAGACCAAGTTGGTGCTGTACCAGAAAACATATCTGCTTTCATAACATTATATTCATTTTCATTTTTTGGTGTATCACCAGAATAACCATTAAAGTTTTCTTTATTTCTTACTACTCTATCAAATTTATTCATTAGTTTTTATACTCCATAATTGTTAATGTTCCTCTTGTTTGCCCATTAAGTCTGCCATCATCACTACTACTGTTCACCATATATGTTGCTTGTGAATCTGCAGTGTAAAGTCTAAATCTTAAAGTGTATGTTCCTGCAGGAATTGTACCTGCTGGAATTACAAATCCTTGTGAAGATGAAGTTTGTCCCATAGCACCTGAAGTGACACCATGATAGAAATTACCTCTACCCTCAAAGTCATAATCACTTCCACCAGATTTTGAAAATCTTATTCCAAAACCAGAGAAATCGTTTCCATGACCATCTTCTCTTGTTGGTACTCTCATATTAACAATAAAACTATTATTAGTTGGGTCTAAAGGCACAAATGAAGTTGTCCAATCAAATATATTTTGATTAGCAGTATTATTAGGTGAGTATCGTGTACTGTGTTCATAATAATAAATTTTTTTAATTACTCCACTAGGTGCGTCTGTCCACGAAATATTTGCACCAGCACCACCACTTTGAAGTACTTGTCCTGAAGTCCCTGCACCAAGTCTAGCTAGACCAGAGCCATCTCTGTAAAGTATATCGCCTTGTGTAGTTAGAGTTGTTGTAAGATCAGTACCATTTGTACCTGCACTAGACATTTGTTCCCAATATGCAGTTGCAGAAGCAGGGTTTTGATTTGTACCTGCTTGAATACAAACGTATGAAGATCCAGAAAGGCTTACCACGTCATCTACAACATAAGCTGTTGCAGAGTTCCATGCCCCTTTCCAATTAAATTTAATATTTCCTAGTGTAACTGTTGCCATATCTTCTCCTTTTTAAATTAATTTAAATAACATTCTACGCACATTATACAGTTGCTGTAAGTTTACCATTGCTAATAGACCAAGTAAATCCAGAAGCAGCATATTGTACATCATCAAAAGACTCATATTCTGATTGTGTAATATTATCAGCACCTTGATTAGTTGTTTGTACTTGTAATGTATTATCTGCTGGTACAGGTGTATAAGCTGTACCACCCATTCCAGAATGAGATGAACAATAGTAGTATAAAGTAGGTGCACCAGCAGCAACAACAATAGTAACTTGTGTAGAAGAATCTACTGTTACTCCTGTTGTGTATGGAGCTGATGGTGAGTTATTTGCGTTAGTAGAAAATCTAAATGGGTGTGCAGAAGGGTGTGTAAATATATAAGTATTGCCTTCTAATAAACTTAATGTTTTTTGTTGTACTCCATCAATATAATAATAACCACCACTATCAGTAACAGTTATGTTTATTGTAGAAGGAGTAAATGAAGTTTTAAATCCATACACTTCTGCAGAAGATGCATTAGAATATTCTAGTGCTGTACCGCCAGAGTTCACAACTAAAGCCTGTCCTGCTGATCCAAGAGCTGCAGGTGTATCTGTTAAATCATTAATAGATATATTAGCTAATTGAAATGTACCATAAGCCACTACCATAAGAATATCATTAAGAGCAGCAGGACTAGCTAGTACAATTGAATTACCAGAAGTTGCTGTATAGTCTGCTCCAGCTAACTTAACACCATTAAGATAAACATCTATAAATCCTGCATCATATGCTAAAACAGAACCACTAGAATCTGCTCCACTAAATGTTTGTTGACTTGCTGTTGCTGTGTATTCAAACCTGTCAGCTGTGCCATTAACTGTAGAACCTGCAGCCGCCCACCCAGAAGTTTTGTAAACTTTAAGCTCATCTCCTACAGTATCGAAGTAAAGATCTCCCACGTCCAAGGCACTTCCATCTGGATCTTGTGTTGGAGCTGAAGCACTTGGTCCTAAATAAATATTAGCAAAAGCATTAATATCAGTAAGATTATCACCTGCTCTAATAACAGATGCAGCAGATGCTGCTAATGTAGATAATCCAGATATTCCTGCAAGTGTAGTAATATCTGATGATATACCAGCAACAGTTCCTACATTATTTGTTGGTGATATTTGACCAGCTACTAAATTAATATTTGTTGCGTTTGCTACTGCGGCATCAATATTTGTTTGTTGTGATGCTGTTGGAGTTAATTGTTTCCAAAGTGTATTACCAAGATCATACACTTTCATTACATTGTCAGTAGTATTAAAATATAATGCTCCATCTGATAAAGCATTGCCATCATTATCTACTGTTGGATCACTAGCTTTAGATCCTAAAAAATCATCATCAAATGTATCAAGAGCTGCTTCTGCTGCTGTTTGTGCTGTTTGTGCTGCTGTTGCAGAATTAGCCGAAGCTGTTGCAGAATTTGCAGCTGCAGTTGCAGAGTTTGCTGCATTTGTTTCTGCACTTAATAATGCTGCAGAATCAACAGAAAATTCTAAAGCTGTACCACCACTATTTACAGATAACATTTTACCTGCAACTAAATCTGGAAATGTAAGATCAAAAGTATTTGATGTTGTTGCTGAAGCTCTAGGAGAAAACTTAAGATCTCTTTCAAGCTGTTGAGCCATAGCTACAATTTTATCTAATTCTTCATTTAAAGATGCAATTTGAAAAGCTCCAGATGTTGGAAAGTCTGTTGTTCTAGAAATAGCTATATCTCTAGAAATTGTAATAATATCATTAAGTGTAGCTCCACTACCACCTAATGTAATAGATCCACCACCTGTTACACCAGCTCCTGTTACAGAATATTGTGATGCACTGCTAGGTGATGCATTAAATGCAAGTAGTGTACTACCATTATAAACTTTTAAGTCTGCGTTAGCAAAAAACTCAAAAGGTACAGTAAAAGATGTTTGACCAGATGTTGCTGTATATTGTACTCGTGGTTCTACATCAGAAATATTTATTGCCATTATCGAAGTCCTTTTTCTATATCGTCAAATAACCAATCCAGATACCATACGTTCTGAAATGGAATTAATCTACGCACATTACGAGCTGTGTAGTGATTATAGCTGTTACCACCTACATCATACATAATGTCCATTACATTATAAATTTGTGATGCCGAAGGACCAATTAATCCTACTTTAGATCTCATAGAAGATCCATAAGGTTTACCTTCTCCAAGTAATGGTCTAATACCAATTCTATTATCTGTTAGAGCTTCTACTGCTCTATTAACATCTACATAGATTCCACCAAGTCCAGATCTATCAAATGCATTAAGAAGTTTTTCTGTTAATGACATTTTACCATAATCTTTATTAAATCTAAATTCGCTATAAACTGCATCTACTAACATACCTGTACCCATTAATAAGAATGAACCAAATAAAAAATCTAAATCTTTTTCTTGCATACCTCTTAACAACATTCTTTGTGTTGCTGCCATTGCAAATTTTTTAAACTGAACAATAACACTAGCTAACTCATAGTTCATAAACAATGGAGTATCTCCTTTGCCTGGAGTTACAATTGTAATATTTATATCTTTATTTAAAGCTCCACCAAAAGCTTGTTTAGCTGCATCATCTGTCCATTCTGCAGTATTAGCCATAAAATTATATTTTAATTTAGTTCCATGTTTATCAAACTCATTAGCTATTCTAATTGCAGTTTGTTCATCAATACCAGAAGCAGCAAGTTTAGTTTTATTTTTATCTGCCAATGTACCTTTACGCCATTTAATAGAGTCTTCTAATATTCTAGAACCAATAGTTACAGATGCAGCACTTTTCATAAACTCTGTCCATCTAGACATTAAGTTTACATACATAAAATTAAAGTTAGCTGCTTTACCCATCATGCCTTCTATTTTAGAAGTCATACCAAACATATCTCCAATGTCAGAAAATAACATAGCTCTTTGACCTGTAACCATATCTACTGCTTCAGCAAATGATTGAGCTTCTTTTTTACCTGCTTTAAATATACCTGCATTTTTATTTGAAAGCATATCTGCCCACATTTCAAATTGAGTTTTAAATCCTCTTTCAATACCAGATGTCATAGCTATTCTGGCTACATCAGCTGTAGCTGCAAAAAAACCTGTAAGCATTGTAAGAGCATTATAATGTTTCATTGTTCTCATAGCTCTAGAAGTCCAAGCATGAGGATCTGCAGGTAAACCATATGTACCTCTTACAAGTTCTATAGCTGCTTCCATATCTTCTAGTACTTCATTTCTTTCTTTAATAATTTTAGCTTTAGCTTCTTTTGATTTAGCTTTTAATGCTTTTAAATTATATTCATTAGCTATTTGTATAAGACCAGGAAAAGTCATTGAATTAGCTTCATCAATATATTTATATCCAAGACCACTTGGATCTCCATATTTTTGCGTAAATAAAATATCTGGAGTTACTTGTCTGTAATATGTTTTCATTAAAGAAAATATGTCACTTACAATAAAACCATTTTCTATTAATTTTAATTGTGTTTCTGGTAAAAGATTTAACTCTCTAGCTCTTGTAGCTCTAGCATATCTAGGTCTATTAAATGCATATCTTTCATAAATAAGATCATCAATGTTATCTGTATATTTTGTTTTTTCAAATCTAACAAAAGGAAAATGAGAAGCTAAATCATCTACTAATACATTTAATTTTTTTTCGTTAATGTATTTACCACGTTTTATTAAATCTTCTCTTATAATATCTTTAAATAAATTTTTATTTTTTTCTATAGCATTTTTAATGTAAATAATATTAATATAATCTTCTATTAATTTTTCAGCTCCAATTAATCTATCTTCTAATTTTTTAATTTTATTTTGTATTTCTGTTCTAGAATATTGAGATGTTTGTCCATCAACTTTAGATTTAAAAGTTTTACTAGCTTCACCTTTTTTAACCATAGTTTCTAAAGTAGATTTCCAAAATGCAAGTTCTCTTTCAATAGGTAATTTTCTAATACCTAAATCTTGCATATCTTTACCAATTGGTTTGTAAACTTTTTCATCTGATATTCTTGCAGCTGCTGCAACTTCTGGAATATCATGTTGCATTTTAGTTAATCTTGTTTTTGTAACTTCTGTTGCAAACTCTTGAAGACTCATGTATTCACCATTAAATCTATTATGAAGATTAATACCAAGTTCTGTTTTAGGAGTTTTACCTTGTACTCTATTTATATATAAAAGATATTGTTCTTTAATACCTTTCATTGCTTCAATGCTACCAACTTCTCTCATTCTTAATTTTGTTTCAATAGATGCATCAGTAGATTTAAAACCATATTCTTTTGTATTTTTAAGTTTTAATAAAGGTGTATCTAATATATCTGCAATCATAGTTCTTGCAGTTTTAGAAGAAGATTTAGTAAGTCTAAACACATTAGTCCAAGGACCATCTTCACCAAATATACCTAAATTACTTTTTACAAATTTTTCACCTTCAAATTCTGATTTAGGAGTTGGTTGTACTTTTTGTTCATTAGCAGCAGCTCCAACCGAACCTGTAGTTCTTCTATCTGTAGGATTAATAAATTTACCATCTTCGTAAATTTCTTGTGTCATAGTTTTAGGTGGTGCATGATAAGCTTTATCTGCATCAATAACTTTTTGTTGTGTACCTGCACCTACAGATCCTTTAGCCATTCTATTCATAATAAATGGTAAACCATATCCACCTGCAACAACCCAAGGAACATAATCATCTGGTCTTGTAGGTTCTATCATTTGTTTAGCTAGTTCTTCAGCAGTAAATGCACTACCAAATATTTTAGCTGATTGACCAAACTTACTAAATAATAATAATGTAGATGGATCTGTAAAAGCTCCTGTAATTTTTCCTATATGATACCAAGGACTTGCATAATTATGTTCTGCATTTTTTTTTAATTTTTCTATAATAGCTGTGCTTTCAGCAGCACTTTTACTAAACATAAATAAATCATAAAAATCTGTATAATTTGCTAATTGTGGATCTTCTTTAGGATTATAAGTTTCATCTTCTGGAAAATCTTGTTTGTTTATTAAATAATCAATTGCCATTGTTGGCAAATTTTCTGTTGCAAAACCATCTGCAAAATCTTTAATAACATCAAATTGAATTGGATTTTCTCTTTGTTCTGCTAAACTTTTTGCATCAGAAGGTGTAAATGGATAAGCTGTCATTAATTCATTTTACCAAGTTTACCACCATATGAATTAATACCTCTATTATATCCTTCTAATATCCAAGCATCTAATAGTCTTTGATTTTCTGGTGGATAGTATTTATTAAATGCTTCAGATCCCATTTCATGTTCAATCATAAACTTAATTAATTTCATCATTTGATTTGAATCAAAAAAGTTTATTTGAGTATCTCTAGTAAAATTAGTTTTTTCTTCTAAAGAATCTAAATAGATAGAAGTATTTTCTGCATAACTTGTAAGTATTTCTTCTATAGTAGGTGTATCACCATATCTTTTAGTTGTATCTGTTAGAGATAATGATGAGTTATTTAACATAACTCTAACACCAGCTCTTATAGAATCAACAGGACTAGCAAATATTGCAGCTTGATTACCAGTATCTATATCAGTCATTTGACCTTCCCATGTTTGATCTGTTTTCATAACTGCCATATAGTTATTAGTCCTAAACGTAAGAGGTAATGATTTATTTTGATAATTATTATATACGTGTTGTCTAAATCCTAATTGTATATTTTGATCTGTATATGATGTTTTATGTGGAGGAAATGCAGATTCAATTAATTTGTCTTTAGGACTTATTTTCATATTACCTACAATTTGTTTATCATAAGAAACAATATCATTTATTTCATTATTTATTTTTGCTCCTTGATCATAATAATCTTCAACATTTAAATCTTTCCCAAGTACCTTAAAAATAAAACCAAAAGGTTTTACTTCTGCAGGTACATCTTTAACACCAGGAAAATCTGGGTAAAACCTATAATCAGAAGCTTCAATAAAAGTCTTCGTTGTTGCAAATAAAAATTTTCTAATCCAACCTTCAACAGCATTATCACCATCTATATATTCTCCATATTTTTCCATAAACAAGTTGAATTTTTTTTCAGCTAAAGTATTCATTAATTCAGCTCTTGATCCTGGAAGTTGATTTGATGCAAGTTTATTACTACCTAATCCTGTAGGATCAAAATAATTATCTCCTTGCGTAAGATTAATTATTTTATTTTCATGTATTAATTTTACATGATAATTTGGTTTACCATTTTTATTAAATGTACCTGTGGGTTCTATAATAAGATTTTTTTTACCATTATCTATTTCTGTTTTCATTAACTCATAAATATCTACAGGTTTAGTTTTTTTACCATCTGGTGTAATAGCTACAAAACCAAATCTTTCTTCTTGTTCTTTTGGTGTTAAATTATTTTTTAACCAATTAGCTTGTGCTATTAAAGCAGAGTCTAATCCTTGACCTGTAAATCCTACTTCTTTTTCAAAACCATGTTTAATCATAGTTATTTCACCTGTACCATTTAATCTTGTTGCAGAATAACCTTGTCTATTCATAGAGTTTAGAGCCTGCATAGAAGCTTTGTAAAACATTACTTTACCTTCATTAGTATTAATATCTATATCTTTACCACCATACATAAGAGCTAATTGTCGTTTAGTATTTTCTAACCAAACTTGTTGTACTTGTGGTGCCATTTTTGTGCCATAATACCAAAGACTTGTACTTTCTGGTATAAACATATGTGCAAATTTATTTTTACCTTTTGGAAATAAAGTTTTTTTAAGCCACCAAGTATCTGTGTTAATGTCTTGCATATTAATAGTCCAACGCATATTACTTACTGCAACATCTACATTATCATCAATATGTTTAGAAATTTTTTCTAAATCTTTATCAAAATTTTTATCACCTACAATTTTATTAAGAGTTTCTGCTTTTACTTCTCTAGATTCATTACCACCTAAAATTCCAAATTCATTAGCTTTTATATAAATATTTTCATTTTCAATTGGAACATATGGAAACATATCATTTGATTTTATATAATTATATAATGCTAAATTTTTTTCAAATTTTTCTACCATTCCTTGTGAATTAAAATTAACATTATAATTACCTTCTAATTTTTTAATTATAGCTGTTGGTTCCATATTTTGATTTTTAAATACTTCCATAACAGTAGCAAGTTGTGGATTTTCAACATCTGTTAAATTAGTATCATTAATTCCATATCTTCTTAATATAGCAGTTTGAAATAATTCCATTTGTTCATTACTTTCAAAATTATCAATTATTTCTCCATTATTAATTGCTTTACTAACTAAAGTTTGAACTTTGATATTTTTATCTACTATTTCAACAGCTTTACCAAATTGAGATTGAGATATATTAGGCATATTAGTAATTACCCAATTTGATGCATTACCAACTCCATCTCTAAAATTATGTACATCTAATAAAGATCCAGCATCTTGTTCTCTATCAAGATTATATTTAACATCTGCATTTTTAAGACCATTAATTTTAGCTCCTCTATGATCGTCATATAAACTTTTTACTTTAGATATAATTTTAGATCTTATTAAAGGATTTCTAATATCATTTGAGTATTTTTGAAATATAGGATTATTTACATCATCTGGAGTAACCATAAAATTATCTTGACCTGCAGCATAATTAGTAAATAGTTTAATACCTTCTACATCACCTAATTTTCTCATTAAACTAAATATTCTTAATGCTTCTATTTCAATAATATCATTATTAAGATCTTTAGCTAATTGTGTACCTTTATATCTATTTGTACCAACAAGTGTTTCTTCTGCAGTACCATAATTATGATTTAAGTTTTTAAATACTACATTTCCTATATGACTATTAATATCCATAGCACTTAAATTATCACTAGCTATAATTGTTTCTAACATTCCACCTGTATCAGTTATTGTTTGACTTTTAGTTTCTTCCCACCCTGTAAGTAAATTATTTGTTTTTTGATTTTCATAATTAGTAGTAGCATAAGACATGTTTGCTAAATTTTTTTGAGATAATAAATTTTCTGCTACACTTTTATAAACTCTTGGAGTATTAGCTAACGTAGTTTTAGAATAACTATCTATAGCATTTCTCATACCATCTGGATCAAATTTAAATTTTTCTTTTAAATCTAAATAATGATCTCTACTTGTTTTATTAAAATTATATTGCCATTCTACTTTTGCATCAGCTTCTGCTGTTTTTCTAAAAGTATCTGCTATTTCAGAAAGAGGTTTAGCTATTTCAGCTGCTATATTAGTTGTTGGAAATTTTGGTATTCCAATATTATCAGCAACACTTGCTTTTAAATTTACTAATTTTTTACCTTCTTTTAATGCCATAATTATTCTGTGTTTCCTGGATTATATGGATCAAAATAATTACCATCATCTTGCATACCACCCATGTATTGACCTTTACCTTTATATGCTTGTGCATATGATGCAGTTTTAAATCCTGCTGCTGCTATACTTGCATAACCACCAAACTCTTTTGCTTTACCCATAACTTTAGTTGTGTAAATCATAGAGTCCATTTTTTGATTACCACGCATCATATTAATTCTTATATTACCAATATCTTTTTGAGCTATTCTATCTATTTCAGATTGAACAGATAAAAAACTTCTACTATCATCATTGTAACCAGAACCTGCTACAATAGCTCTGTTAATTTTTTGTTTTTTAATAGCTTCTTCTCTAACATTATTTTGATCTTGTAGAGCTTTTAATTCATTAAATTTTTTCTCATCTTCATAAGCTTGTATTTGTGCTTTGTTTGCAGCTTTTTGAGCTTGAATACCTTGATAAGTTCCAACTGCTTGAACACCAAAACTTATTACAGCTAATGTGACTGGATCAGCACTCATGCAAAAACTACCTCCACACTCATTCCTAATATCTTAATAGGTAATGGATCATCTTGTGATAATGTTACTGTTGGACTTTTATCATAACCTAAAAAGAAAAATTCTTTCTTTTCTGTAATAGGTGTTAAGTCCGAACCACCAGTGAAATTAACTTGTTGAATTACTAAAGACTTGGCAGTTCTGTCAGCGGCTTTGACAGTTAAATCTAAAGCAGAGTTAAGATCAATGATGGCTCTCGAAATTCTTCTTGGTAATCCTGTTAATGGACCTTCTGGTAATTCTTTATCAATTGGCATAGTTTCTATAATTGGTACATAGTTAAATCCTACTTTGACTCCTGTAGCATGAGGATTATTTAATGTAATAGTATTTGAACCTGTTACAGTAAACGCACCAAGACTACTATTACCTTCTACACAATTTACAGAAGCATTAGTATATATTGAGCTAACTGTATGTAAATGTACTTTTATTAAAGTAATAACAGCATTATCTGCTGGACTAACTGCTAATGATTTATCTAAATTTAATGTATAAGATCCACCACCATTATCTGTTACTGCAGTTATTTCATATATAGTTGTATTACCAGCTATGCTAAATGTTTCATTAACTTCTGGTGCAGATGTAAAACCATCAGCTATAAGTACAGCTCCACTTTGTGAAGCTCCTTGTACTAGAGGTGTACCTCTTTGACTAACAGTAGTAGTTGCACTACAATCTAATGTAAGGTTATCATCATCTGCAAATTTTTCTAATGTATATACTGTAGATCCATTTAATATTCTTTTACAAGCAACAATTAAATATTCATTTAATGCTATTACAGAATGAAAGAAATCATTTTCTCTAGTTGACCATAATCCCCAACCTGCAATCTTTTCATCTCTTACTGAATGAAATATAGCCATAGCTCCATTATATGTTGTACCACTATTTAAGAAAAAAGCATATTGTTCTGGTCTAGTAAAGTTACCTTTTATAATAGCTATTTGTTTAGGACTATCAATAAGATGTTCTGCAAGAATAGATACAGATGTTGATTTATAACCATCTTCAATATCTGAATAAATAAATTCTCTAACTGACTTACCATTCTTTTGAACAAAACCTGCTGCTTGATCAAACATAACTGGTGCAGTTCTACCAATACCATATGGTGTTTGTCTTAATACAGCTACATTACCTGGAGTAATAGTATTGTCTGTTGCTCTTGGTACATAGTATTCACCACCATCTGTAAAAATTTGTAAATCTTTACCAGATAAAAAATGTCTTACTTCATTAACTTCAGATCCTGCAATATCTAAATCTATAGATTCATCTGCAGCTCCACTGCCTGTATCAAAATTAAAGTATTCAGATATTCTAGATGCTAATACAGATGCAGGTCTGTTTTTGACTCCACCAAACCATAATCTATTATTATGAAATGATACTGCTTGTGGAAAACCATTAATAGAAGATATAGTTTGTTCTTTCCAATTAAAATGAGGACCAGTACTTCCTGTATCTTCGATAACAGTTACTGTAATATTAGAAGCATTAGTAAATCCAGTTACAAAAACTTGTTTATCATTTACTTCTAAATATGTATTTACATAAGCAGATGTAAAATATCCAGAAGAAGATGTAAGTGTTCTACCTGTACCTGTTGCATGAGATGATAAAGTTACACTAATAGATCCATCAGCATATTTATAAAAAGGTTGTTTTGATTTATTTACACCACCTACTGTTACCGAATCATCTTCATCAAATGAAAATGTTTGAACATTAAATGCTGTTGCCGAAGATCTAAATATTTTTCTAATAGGATTATCTCTATGTGTTACAAATATTGTATCACCAAATTGTGCAAAGTTTAATTCAAACAATTGAGCTGTAGTCCAATTGCAGTTTGTAGTTACATTACTAGATAATGCAGTACCACTAATATTATAAACGTCCATTCTATTATTAGACAAAGCTATAATAGCTATCTCATCATCAGAAAACACAAAAGGTATTAATCTACATTCTGCAGGAAGTGTTGCTAAATATGTAGTTCCAGGTCTTCTCATTACACCACCTTCTGCTAGTAATGAAAAGTTTCTGCATTGTTTAGCACCATTTATGTAAGCTGGAGTATCTGTACGAGTAGCAAGTAAAGGGTTAAGTTCCCCTGCTGAAAAGTTGGTTATTACAGTTTTTAGTGATCTTGCCATTATACATTAGTTCTCGTAGTATTTCGTAAGTTTATATATCTTGATGTATCTAATTTTTTGTTTGTAACTTCAGAAGCATCTATGTTTTTAGATATTAAAAATTGTCTATCTGCCATACCTTTAAACTCTCTAATCATACCTGCATCTCTAGCAACAGAACCAGCAAATAAAGATGCTAGTTCATATTCTAATGCTAATCTAAAATGTGCAGGAAAGTATTCTTCTTCTACTCTGTAAATGTAATCAAGTATTACAGAATGATTTGATCCATATGTATTAACATAAATCATATCTTTATATCTTGTATATGGAATTATATAATCATTAACTGATAATGAAACTATATGTAAGACTCCAGGATTTGCAGGTAATTGATATGCATATTCATATTTAGCTTCTGGAGCTGTAGATAATAAAGATAATTGTTTTTGATTAGTTGCAAACTTCCATCTATGTCTGCTTAAAGATGCTTCTACAACATCTTCATATACGTTTGATGCAACAAGAGCTTCTGTACTACCATCAGAGAAAGAAGATATAGGTGAAGCTCCTATCATTACTAATGCTCTTGCACATATATCTACTTTTGTTGTTGCCATAAAATCCTTAAATTAAAGTGAGGGCGAGTTGCCTCGCCCACACAAGTATCATTATGCTAAAGCTACAGTTGTGACAGTAGCTGCACCACTAGCTGATGTTACTGATAGCACGTCTGCTGCTATAGTTCCACCTATGCCAGAAGTAACAATTATAATGTCACCTTGCTTTAGTTCGTTTGTTGCCGAGTTGAAGTAACCAGAACCAGTTATTGTTCCGATTGCATCTCCATCTATATAGAAGAAAACACTATTACCACCAGCTTCAGCAATCTTTTTGATTGGGTTGTCTGTTGCGTATGCCATATTATCCTCCTATTACTCCGCACATTTTTGTATTCTAATACCATTAGTATCAATTAAAGTTCCACCCATTGATAACATTGAAGTTATTAAGTGTGATACTTTTTCTGGTATATAGTTTACTTCAGTTTTAACGTCTGAACCAATACCTAGACCAACAGAAGATTTGTGCCAAGCTACTGTGTGTCTGTCAGTTGAACCAGATGTACTTAGTCCACTATGTACAAACCACAAGAAACCTAACCATCTCTTAGCTGTCATTCCTCCAGAATAAGGAAGTTCACCTTCACCTACGTATTCTGCTCTAGAGAATTGATCTAAGCTTAAAAGATCTGACCATTGTTTTGGACCAATGACCCAGTATCTTTGGTTATCATCTGGTACGTCATTAGTATTGAAAAGTTCCATCATAGCTGTTGCTTTGCCTAGATTCATTCCAGTACCTGTACCAGACGAGTTGTTAGCAAGTGCTGTTGCACTTTGGAAAATCGTATCAACGATCTCATCAGTTTTTCTACCTAATGCGTACGCTGCCGATTGTGCAACCACTTGTCTTTCGTCTATGTTTACCTTTAACTCGTCTAACTTATCAACGTAGTCTGCTGCATAAAAGTCATCAAGAGTAGCTGACACATTTGAATGTGCAAGATCCATAGCAACTACTTCAGCGTGTCTTGCTTTAGTATTTGCAGAACCTTTTGCTATCTTTTGAAACTTAACAGTATTTCCATTGACACCATTCACTTGTCTTACAAGGTTCTTTAACTTAGAACCCATTCTTTGATAAGCCATGTGAACTTCAGCTTCAAACTGA